TTGATATGGTTGAGTTCAGCGCACCTTGGGTCAGGGAAAACCTGCCCAAGCTTGAGGTGTTCTATCAAGACTTTTTGGTAGAGTGTGAAGAGCCAGACTTTTACCTTGAAGAAAAGCGCGCCACTGTGGACACCCCGCGGGCGCTGCAGATGGTGGCCGAGTACAACGACCTTCAGGACGCCATTGCGCGGGCCGAGGAACGCAAAAAGGAACTGCTGGAGAGCATCGTCGAGATGTGCGGCGGGGAGAATGCTGTGTTCGGCGGCAAAAAGCTGACCAAGGTTGAGCGCGCTGGCTCGATCTCGTACTCAGCCGCCGTCAAGCATCTCGCGCCCAACGCAAACCTTGAGCCGTGGCGCGGCAAGCCGACATCGTACTGGACCCTGAAATGACACTGCGCCCATACCAGCAGGAATCTCACGACGCCATCATGGGCTGGGTCAAGAAAAGCCGCCCCATGCTGCATCGAGGCGGCCACGGGTGCGGGCAAATCCCACATCATCGCCGCCGTGGCGGAGTCGATCAACAAAATGTCTGGGGGCAAGCATATCCTGTGCTTGGCCCCGTCAGCCGAGTTGGTGGTGCAGAACTCTGACAAGTACAAGCTGACTGGCGCGAAGTCGTCTATTTTCAGCGCCTCTGCGGGCCAAAAGAGTCTGCGGTATCCCGTCGTGTTTGGCACGCCCGTCACCGTCAGCAACGCCATATCGCGCTTTGGCAGCCAGTTCGCGGCGGTGATCATCGACGAATGCCACGGCCTGACGCCCACCGTGAAGTCCATCATCGACGCCATGCGGGACGCCAATGAGAACCTGCGCGTGATTGGCCTGTCTGCTACGCCATACCGTATGAACACGGGGTACATCTTCAACAAGTGGCCAGACGGCACGCCCGTGTCCGAGATGCAGACCAAGGCACCGTATTTCGCGGCCTGCATCCACCGCATCAGGGCCACCGAACTGATCGAGATGGGGTACCTGACGCGGCCATATGTGTCCGAGACGGGCGGTGAGCATTACGATACCGCCGACATGGAAGTGAACACCACGGGTAAGTTTAACGCGTCCGACGTGGACAGGGCGTACCACGGGCATGGCCGCAAGACATCCCTGATCGTGGCCGACATCGTCGCCCGATCCGCAGACCGCAAGGGTGTGATGATCTTCGCGGCCACGGTGCAGCACGCCCAAGAGGTCATGGCAAGCCTGCCGTCCAACATGTCGGCCTTGGTTACGGGCGAGACGCCCAAGGTCACGCGTGACAGCATCCTGCGCTGCTTCAAGGCAAACCAGATCAAGTATCTAGTCAACGTGTCAGTCCTCACCACGGGGTTTGACGCGCCGCACGTTGACGTCGTGGCCCTGATGCGCGCCACCGAGAGCGTGGGCCTGCTCCAGCAAATCATTGGCCGTGGCCTGCGCTGGCATGAGGGCAAGAACGACTGCATGATCTTGGATTACGCGCAAAACATCGAGCGCCACTGCCCAGATGGCGACATCTTTAACCCTGAAGTCAAGATCAAGGTGTCGAGCGGGGAAGGCACTGAGTTGAACGCGATCTGTCCCCTGTGCAGTGCTGAAAACACGTTTGCGGCGCGCCCAAATCGTGACGGATACGAGATCGACCAGTTCGGCCACTTCCTTGACCTTGACGGAAACCCTGTCGAGACAGAGTGGGGTCCGATGCCTGCCCACTTTGGCCGTCGCTGCCGAGCCACTGTCAACGTGGCAGGCGATGAAGTCCAATGCAGCCACCGATGGACGTTCAAAAAGTGCGGAGCGTGCGACGCGGAAAACGACATCGCGGCGCGGTATTGCGCAGAGTGCAGGGCGGAGATCGTGGACCCCAACGAAAAGCTGGCCATTGACTTCAAAAACATGAAAAAAGACCCGACACGCCGCCAGACTGACGCCGTGGTGGAGTGGAAAGAGCGAGATCACATCTCAAACTCTGGAAAAGCCACGCGCAGGGTTGACGTGGTCACCCCATATAGGTCATTCTCATTCTGGGTGCTGAAAGAGCCGACGTTCCACAAGGCCAGAGTCCAAAAGGCCATGTTTGACAATCTCGGCGGCTTGGTACCCAGAACTATTACCTATGCGAAAGACGCCGAGAGCGGTTTTTACAGCGTCTTTGCTTACAATGAGAGTGCAGATGAAAGTCCCAAGCGACCTTAAAGTGTACGGCGACATGGAGTTTCGGGGGGCGTGTCCCTCCGAGGCGCTTGAACAGGTGACTTTTTTCTCAAGGCTTCGGCGTCTTCACCCAGAGTATGGCGCGATTGCCATACACCCCCGAAATGAGGGGAAGCGCACGCATTTGCAGGCCGCCAAGGAAAAGAGTGAGGGGATGACCACGGGCGCGACCGACATCATCATACCATCAAACCCCAGCTTTGTGTGCGAGTTGAAGCGCAGGGATCACACCCTGTCGTCATTGCACGAGAAGCAGGTTGAGTATATGCGTGCCGCCCAAGCGGCGGGGTGCGTCGTGTGCGTCGCTCTGGGCGCTGACGCGGCGTGGCAGGCGTTTCAGGAGTGGCTGGATGCTAAAGCCAAGTGAGCGTATACGGCGCGTGCTGACGGGGGTGGTGAGGCTTGAGGACGAGGATGCCGCGATCCAATCTGTGTGCAGCAAATATATCTTTGATGGGGCAATGACGATCCTCTCAATTAACGGCAAGGTGGCACGGAAAAACGCCCTGAGCAGGCTGCCAGAATTGATCCGCCCGCACATCGAAAATGAGGTGTGGAGGATTTACAAGAGAAAGAAATCGGGATGAAATTTTATATTACGATGAACATGCCGTCACGGGGCGGCAACTCCATCCATCAGGTCATTGGTGATCATGACGCGGAAGACCTGAATGACTTTGTTTACACCCTGAACGAGTCTGAGTTTATCCTCGTGGAAGAGTTTTACCGAAAGCAAGATGGCAGCCTGTACAGCGTCGGCCCCATCGTATTGAACACCATGCACATCGGCAAGGTAAAGGTGTCAGAGCAATGAGCAAGAAAAAGACAGTCGCCACGATCACGCGCAGCTTCAAGCACCCACGGGTTGCCTATATCATCATCCCCATCGGCATGGTGCCAGACATCCCGTTTGCCGACGTCATGGTCAACCAGCATGGGGACATCGCGTTCAAGTTCCATGAGGATGGCGAATCGACCGCCAACAAGACCAGCAGGCAGAGCGCGACGATCCGCATCACGTTTCCGTCAGCCGTGGTTGAGAGCCTCCCCATGGGCAGGTTCAACTGTGATCTGGTGCGCAGCAGCGGTGACCTGTACAGAGTCGTGTGGTCCTAGCGGACCACTTGGAAGCATATATTCTGAAGACCCGTGTTTATCAGGTTGCCGTACTGATCAAGCGCAAGAAGCTGGAACCCAGTCGTGCCTAGCCCGCCAAACAATGATATGAATACATCATAATATGGAGAAGTACGCATTGCGCTGGCTGTCACTGAGTAGCCCCCGTCTGGCATTGCCGTGGTAAAGGTTACCGCCCACCTGCCAGTTGCCTGCCAAGTGATGGATGCAATATTCCCAGAGCCGTAAATTGTGGTCGCGCCGCCGCCACCATTGGCTGTGAAGTTCCCCCATGCCCTGACGCCGTAAATTGGCGGGTCTCCAGAGGCGTTGAGGGCGGTCTTCACCAGTGAACTGTTTGACACGCCGACCGCCTGCCCCACCCGCAGTGGCGTCATCAGGGTTTGGTTGTCTGTGGCCGCGACAGACTCGGTCTGGGTTGCCACGCCAGAGACAGCACCCCTGCCAGATAGGTCGAGCGTGGAGCCTGTGATAGCCCCGTAGTACAGCGTGCCAGGCACGGTCTGGCTGCCCAGCGTAGATGGCACGACAAAGGTCACAGACCCAGACGAGGACGCCGTGACAGTCCAGATGCCATTGTATCCCACTGGTGTGACGCCCTTGACGCTGATGGTCTGGCCGACAGCAATCAGGTACCCGCCAGAGAAGGTGATGGTCGCGTTGGTGCCGACGCATGTGGCGGTGGCGGTGGCGAAGTTGTTGCCGATGGCGAGGTTCTGCAATACCGACGGGGACTGTGTGTCAACAAAAAACGCGATGGTGCCGTCAGAGTACACCGTGCGGGTCTGCCCGTTGGGGATTGAGACACTGGTGCCGCTGGCATCGTTTTTGACAATCAGGTTGTAGACGTTTGAGGCACTCTGGTTGACGATCACCCACTGGCCCGCAACACCGCTGGGTACAACGAAAGTCACGTCCGCCAGAAACGCCGACGTGGTCGATTTGATGCACATGTTTTGCGTCTGCGCCAACGTCAAGTTGACGACGCCAGACACGTCAGAGATGGTCGTGAATGACCCCAAAGCCCTGTCAAGGATCGTGGCGTTGTCGTTTATGGGGGTACCCCACCCAGTCGATCCCAAAGCTGGCTGGTTTAGTCCCTTGTTATTCGTTGCCATCAGATGTTCCAGTGTCTTGGGGGTTTACGGGCCAGACCACATTTTGCGGAAAACCGTCTTGCTGCGGCACATCCAGCAGTGCGCGGCGATAATCTTTCAGCGCCGCCTGAGCCTCTGGGGTCAGATCATCCCAGCGGAACTGGTTGCTGACAAGGGGGTCAACCACGTTGATGAGGATGCGGTCCCTCTGAGCGCGAATGTCTGCGGCGAGAATGGCGTCCAATTCTTTTTGGGTCGGCGGGACATATGCTGCTGTATCTGGGTCTGCGTCCATTTGCGCGTGAAGTTCCAGCACGTTGAACTCAGCGCCAACGTCCATCGGGTCGCAAGTGAATGGTATCCAGCCGTAAACTGGGTGGTCGATCTCGCAGTCAATGCAGTTGTTGACGATGCGCTTTGCGTTACGATAATTCATTACGAAATCCTCAAGTAAAGTGTTGCGGGCGCAAAACCAGCAACCCCCGCTGTTCCCATTGCCCTCCAAGTCCCACTGGCGATAGACGCACCAATGCTTATATAGGCTTGGACATCATCGAGTAACCCTGAATAGAAAAGGCTTGAACCTGCATATGTTGTTCCAGCCACCACTTGCGCATTTACGTTTCTGTAGGCAAAAACGTAGGTTCCAACCGCACCAGCAGTAGCGCCAGCAGTTGCAG